ATAATTAAATTCTCTCAAAATACTTTTTTCAAAATTAAAAAAATATAAATTTAATTTTGAAATTTAATTATAAACTTCTAATTTTGCTAGTGTTTCTTGTAATTCCTCTTCTATTCTTTGTTTACGTTCTCTCAAAAAATTTATTTGTTGTTGTAATTCTCTCTTTTTTTTATCACGCCAATCAATTAATAAATCCATTCCCAATACCATTACATCAAAATGATATTTCCACTGATATTGTCTACACATAGGACATTTAAATGTATCTTTATCATTCATTTGACCAATTATTTGCATTTCACATTTATGACAAATTATACATTGACAATTTTTTGTTTCACATTCATGACTTATACCTATATCTAGGTCTGAACGCACTACATAACCATTTGAATTCTTAATCATATTTTCATATTCTTCTGTAAATTTTTCATAACATATACTACAAGTAGTCATTATATTATTTATAAAATTATTTTTAAATGTTTTTTTGTTATATTTCTCTCAAAATTTAATTTAAAATTATTTCTTAGTATTTTACATAATAAAAAATATTTATTTTAGTAAAAATATTTAACAAAATTTTTATATAATTATTTTTTATACTTTGAAAATATTTATTATCATATATCATAACAAATATTTTATATATTTTTATTTATGGTGTCAAAAATTTCGCGCGTCAGCACTCAGAATTTATTTTAAACTTGAGATAAAATATTGAAAACTTATATTTATTTATAATATTTTGAGAGAATTATTAAACAAAGTTAGATTTTCTCTCAAATATTTTTAAATTATTTTTTTATTTTAATTTTATTTATTTTGCGTGCGGACGATTTTTTCCTTCCTATTTTTCTACTTCCTATTTTTCTACTTCCTCCTCGTCCGAATCCGAAGAAGCGTCTTTTACTTTTACTTTTTTTACTTTTTTTACTTTTTTTACTTTTTGTTACGATACGTGTATCTATGATAATGTCTATATTATTTTCAATATAATTTTTTACATATTCATCAGATACTATTTTATTTAAAAAATTTTTAAATTTACTTTTTAGATTAAAATCTAGATTAAAAGAAGATGTAAAATTAAAATAAAGTTTAATTTTTTCCATTTTTTTTTATCACCTATTATCTCTTGCGTAGATGATATTAAATTTTTAAGAGAATTTATTTCATCCATGTTTGGACCAGGTGCCTCTATCGAGACAAATCGCATTTTTCTTCTCGATGTCGCCCTGTGCAACGCGGCCTGTTTTAAAATATCTAACTGGCGTTTTTCTAACTCGCGTTTTATTAATTTAAAATTTATAATTTCAAATAGTAATGGTAGATCTTTTTCTAGATCTTTTTCTATTATTTGTTTTCCTATTAAAAATTTAACGTCATCATCTAATAGTGAATTCGTCGTTGTTAATTTCGATGCTTTTTCTACTTGCTCCGCGTAATAATAATTAAGAATTTTCTTTGCTATTTCGATTGCCTCCGGTGTTAATTGTTGTGGTTCCTCGTTCTGCGTTAACAAATTATTTTGTCTTATCCATACCACCGGCGGCGCAGCCATTTTTATATTATACTTAGATATTTTACTAAATATTAATTTCAATTTTAATTCAACAAAGTTCAGTTTTCTCTCAAATATTTTTAAATTATTTATTATTTTATTTATCTAAATAATTTAAATATAATTTAAAGAATTAACTCATCTTCTTTTCTTTCATTTCATTTTTAAATTCCATACTCAAAACTAGACTTGAAAAATATTCTTTATAACAAATTTGTCTACATAATGAAGACTTAAAATGTTCATTATGACTTTGATTATCATAATAGATTAGATGATTTGACTATTTTAAAATTAATTGATAAAAAAGTAATATTTAAAAAAAAATTGAATATATTTATAGTATTCTATTTTTATTGTTAAACAAAAATATTATTACACAAAATGTCATCTAATAATAATTTTTATGAAGCAGATTGTGTTATACAAAATGCCGGAATTTGGGCTGATTATAAAAATGTATCAAAGTCAGAACTAGAAGAAAGAGTAGTTTGGAGAGATAATAAATTAATAACATTAAAAGAAGCTAAAATAAAATTTGATGAATTTGGAAAGCCAATTACACCAATTCAGACTGGTAAAAAAGGTAGAGGACTATTAGGAAGATATGGACCAAATCATGCTTGTGATCCAATTATTACTCGTTTTAATCTTTATAAGTGTAAGTTTGAATTTATTGCGGTAAAAAGAAACGATACGGGGCAGTGGGCAATTCCAGGTGGAATGGTTGATCCGGGGGAAAAAGTATCACAAACATTAAGGCGGGAATTTACAGAAGAAACTTGTAAGAAAAGTGATAAAAAAATTATTGATAAAATTTTTAGTAAATGCAATGAAACAATTCTATATACTGGTCCAACATATGGAGATCCTCGAACTACTGATTGCGCATGGATAGAAACATATGTAGCAAATTATCATATTTACTATAATTTGTGGTCAAAAATTAAATTAACAAACCAACCAGATGAAAATAGTGCAGTATCATGGATAAGTTGTAATTCAAATAATTTATATGGTGATCATTATTATTTTGTAAAATTAGCAAAAAAAAATGCAATAAAACATATTTACAAATTATTTTTAAAAACAATTACAATAATATTATTATTTGGATTAATTATTGGATTATATATTAATAATTATAATAGAAATAATAATAATGTAATATCCTATTATAATTATGAGCTTTAATTTTAATTTAATTTAAATTTAGAGGAAATAAATGATGCCATCCTTTTCCTTCTAGAAAATGCATAAGATCAACTATTTTTTTGAAAATGAAGAAAAATTATCTGAAGAAATAAAAGAAAAGTTAAATATTAATGATTCTAGATACCCCGTTGATAAATTATATTTGGGAGAAATTATTTTTATTGATAATAAAGATAGTTATGAAAGGTCTCCAGGATATGGATATATAGACGGTTATCAAGCAGATGATGAAAATCCAGAGTATGAAAATGTTAAATTTGAAAATATAGAAATTAAAAAATTAGAAAAAATTAGAAAAAATTAGAAATTAAAAAATTGATTAATTATTTATTACTTTTTATATAAAATAATAAATATATATATAATTACGTATATTAACAATTTTTGTAATTATATTAATAATATTATTAACAATAAAAAAATTATAATAAAAAAAAAAGAATTATAAAATAAGTTATTTAATATGTAAATAAATATTATTAGTCTTCATAAAATTTTTTTACTTTTGGATTTGCCACTATTTTTCTAAAATCAAAACTTGTTAAATATAAACCTTCCAATGTTTTTACTCTAGAAAGTGCTACATAAGTTTGACCATATTCAAATATATTTTTTCCAATATCCATAATTGCTTGTCCTAATGTTACACCTTGTGCCTTATGAATAGTAATTCCCCATGCATATATTAATGGAATTTGTGATACACAAATATTTTTATTGCTTTCAGAATTCCAAACATAATATCCAATAGTTATTGGATTATCAATATTATTAAATTTTACTAATGGTAATCCTTTCTCAAAACCTATTATTATTCCTTGACTTCCATTTGCAATTTGATTAATACTATTTAAATCAATATTTGCAATACACATTACATGCGTTCCTATTTTTAATTCTAATTTTTTTTCTGCCATAATATTATTTGCCAAAAATTCATAATCATGTTTTAAAGATGCATTAGTAGATAACATGAGATTATGTAGTTCGTCTTCTATTGCTTCTTCTTTTTTTTTTGTTGCTTTCATAAACTTAATAGTATAAATATGTTTCTCAACATCTCCCAATTCATTATAACATTTTGCATTAATTAAATCTGAATCTCTCTTATATGGATTAATTATTGTTAATACTTTTGTTTTTCTTATTTGTTCTAATTGTTCTTTATTAAAAACACGAGATTCTAATGTTGCTTTTGTAGATGGTGTAATCTTTCCACGTCTAACATATTTTAATACTTTCAAAAATTGTTCCTCATCTTGTCTAAAAATGTTTTTTAATATTATTTGATTTTCTTGTGGAAAAAGTTGATACCATAATGGATGCTCAAAACAAAACATTGATGCTTCTTTTTCATCGTCTTGTGACATTACAGGCGGTAATTGATAAAAATCTCCTGAAAATATTACTTGTAAACCACCAAATGGAATATTTGGTTTATTATATACTTTTTTAGCAATTGAATCTAATAATAATAAAATTTTTAAAGACATCATACTCACTTCATCAATTATTAAACATTCTAATTTAAACCATTTCTTTAGTTTATATTTTTTTTTAAATAATTCTTCCAAAATAGCTGGAATAGGTTTATTTGCGAGACCTATACCAGCAAAACGATGTAATGTTATTGCTTTACAATTTAATAAAATACTTGCACATCCAGTTAAAGCACAAACTTGTATATTATTCTCATTTTCTTCTGCATCTTTTACTATTTTTTTTATTAAAAATGATTTACCTGTTCCACCAGGTCCTGTTAAAAATACATTTTCACCATTTTTATATTTTTTAAAAACTTGATTTTGCTCATCATTTAACATGTAATTTATATATTTAATTATGTTTATATTTCTCTCAAAAATGTTATATATTTTTCAATTTTAAATAATTAAATTATTATAATTTTAGTAAATTATAATACTTTTAAAAAAGTATTTTTATACTTTATTTAATTGAACTGATTTATAAATAACTTCAGCATTTATTTTATTATTTTTCATCTTATTTTTTAATTCTTCAAAATTCAAATTAGGAAATGCATTAAGTAGTGTATTTTTGGCTTTTTCTAAATCTATTTTATTTAATATAAATTGTGATTTTGAATCAAAATGCTTAATAATATGAAGTATATGTAAATAAATCATATTTTTATTCAACGATTCATGTAATTCATTTTCTGCTTTTAAATTAATATATATATCTCTCAATTTTTCCATAATTTCATCGGAATTTTCACCAAACATTCCAATAGATTCTTTTAATAGTGTTAAATCATCTTTTAAATCTTTTGATATTTTTTCAAGAGTATCAATATTATCTTCAAGTTCACCTATATTTTCATGTAATTCTTCATTGTTTTCTTTTAATTCATTATTTTCTTCTTTTAAAACATTTACTGAACTTTGCAATGATGCACGTAGTCTCATTCTTCTAATAGAAAATAAAGAGATTCCAGAAAAAATACCTGACATAATATATCCAATTGCTGTAATGTTATTTATTGTAAACCATGCTATTATACCAAAAACAGATCCACCTATTGAAAAAATTATTAATGTTATATCTGTAATACGATTACAAGCATTACTTTTAAATATATTTCCTGTAACTAAATTATAAATTGTAAATTGAGAAAAACATGATTCCTTATTTATTTTGCTAATTATTTCAGTATTATTATCATTATTATTATTATCATTATTATTATTCTCATTATTCTTATTATTCTCATTATTATCTTCAGACATACTTTTATATTTAAAATTATATAAAAATTTAAATATAATAATATAATATTATGGATAAATATTATAATATATTAGAATTAAAACCAGGATGTTCTCAAGATGAAATAAAAAAAGCATATAAAAAATTAGCAATAAAATATCATCCAGATAAACAAAATAATAAAAGTAATGAAGAAAAAGCTATAGCAGAATCCAAATTTAAAGAAATAGCAGAAGCATATGATATGTTAATGAATCCTGAAAAAATGAATAATAATCAAACTTTTAGAAGAACACATATTGATCCAAGTGAATTATTTAATATGTTCTTTAATATGAATATTGGTAGTGGAGGTAATCCATTTTCTTCAAGAATGAATATAAATGGAATGAATGTTGGACCAGGTTCTGCTAATTGTGTAATGCGTTCTTCATCTATTTCAATTATAAATGGAAAAAGAGTTGAAAAAATAACAGAAAGTGTAAATGGAGTTACAAGTGTTAAAACAATAATATCTGGACAACCAATTTCAAATGGCCAACATATTAGAATAAACTTTAATTAAAATATTATATAAATAAAATTATAATATATAATTAAATGAAAAACTTTCTTTTAAAAATATTTCTATTTTTAAATATTTTTGAAATATCTTCTTCATTTTCTTTAACTTCTAATAATATGAATAAAATTATTGTACCAAAATATAATATAAAAAGTAATAAAAATATGAATATGAATATAAATCATAACATTTGTCCAGAATATTTAGATAAATTTACCAAATTATTAGATCAAAAACAAAGTGAAATACTTGTTAAAAGTATAACAGGATTTTTAACTAAAGTAGATAGTTTTGGTGGTTATGTTCTTCATAGTAATGATGTTATAATAAACTGTATTTTAAATAATGATTTATTACCACTAGAACAAAAAAAAGATATAATATTATTTTTTATTAAACTATCTCAATATGGTGATTCAACTGGTTCTCATATTTTACAATTTTATTATGATCTTGTAAGTTGTTTGCTTTAATAAATTTAAAAAATATTATTTATTATTAATTATTAATTTTTTGTGTTTTTGATTTACTTTTTTTACGTTCCGATTGAGTTTTTCTTAATGGTTTTTTAAATAATTTTATATTACTTGGTATTGGTAATGATTTAACTCCTGGTTTTCTTTTAATATAATTTGTAACATTTTTTTTTGATCTTGTACATCTTTTACATGTAGATCTTGGAATTGTAGAAATATCTTTATCATCTTTACTTAAATCTACTATGGCATGTAATAATATAGGTAATACTTGACTAACATTTTTTATAATTTCTTTTTGATTTTCAATTGATGAATTATCATTTTTTGTTATTGGTATATCTAATTCTAATTTTTCATCTTGTGGATATTTATAAGTATACATTTTACTCCAAGTGCCATAAAAAGTATTTGGTTTTTTTTTTTCTTCATGTGAAACTTCATACATATCAAAAATTGGAAAAATTCTAGTTTTATCACCTGAATCTGCTTCTAATGTTATGTTAACATTTTCATCTTTAGCAACAACACATGCAGCATGATATGGACATATTCTTTGATATTCTGTATCTAATTTATATTCATTATACATAGGAATTAAACAATAATTATCATCAATTATTATACAATTTCCGTATTCTTTTTCAATTTTATTAGTTTTTTTTGATTTTGGTAAATTTAAATGAAATTCATAGTATTTTTTTTTTTGTTTTTTTGTATTATCTAATAATGTAAAATAATCACTATATTTTTCTAAATATCTAGTATCTATTGGATATAATGTAAATTCATCATCTGTTTTTGTAATTAATGCATTGGTATCTTTATCAGTCTTATATTCTACTTTCCTCCATAATTTATAATCTGGATCATCTAAATTATTATATAAATATTTCATTAAAATATATGAATTTCCAATTTCTGGATTAATATCGTATACTAAATCCTTTACATTTAATTTACCTTTATTTGTTACAATATCAAATACATTATCAAATTCTCTAACCAAAGATATAAAATTTCCAATATTAGTACTACCTAATTTATTTCTATTATTTCTAATTGTACTATTATTTCTAAATACTGATTTTGAAAATCCTTTTTTTTCATCTTCTTTTTCTGGATTATAAGCATCATAAATTGATTCATTTTTTTTTCTATCATTTGAATACATTAAAATTCCTAATTTTTCTGCAAAAATTAAACAATCATTTCTAGAAGTAGATTCATGATGTTTTTTTAAAGTTAAATCATATTCAAACTCCATAGAATCTTTTGGAGTTATTTTAAAATGATAATAATCATTTAAACTAATAACATGTTTTTGTTGTCGTGTAACTCTAGATGACTGTTCTATTTTTAAAACATTTCTTTCTATATAAGTATTAAATAAATATTTCGTTTTTTCGTCTAATAAATCAAATTTTCCTTTTTTAACATATATATCACCTTGTTTATTTATATCTTTTTCTTCTTCTTTTTTTATTAAAAATATTGCATTTGGTGATTTTTTATATTGAATGCCACCTACACTTATAATTTCCATTATTAAAATATATAAATAAAATTGATAAATGTAAATATTTTTATTAATTTATAATAATATTTACATTATAATGGCTTTGCATAATATTTTGAATACCTACGTTCCATTGCGTGCTAGCATTGAAAATAAAGATAATGGAAAGGCTAAAATTGGTTGTGTCGCGTTCTCACCAAGATTAAATCATCAGTATGTTTTATGCGTTTGGCCACAATCAATACAATATCAATAATAAAGCATGTAAAGAAAATAAAGATAATATTCATGCAGAAGTTGATTGTGTTAGCCGATTAAAAAAATCAGAAAAACCACATCCCATTAATTTAATAGTATTTCGCACAAATAATAAAGGAGATAAATTAATGAATGCAAAACCATGTGAATGTTGTATTAAAACTATAGAATTTACATTAAAACAAAAAAATTATAAATTAAAAAAATTATGTTATAGTGATATAAATGGAGTTATATGTCAATATTAATTTATTAAGGGCACATTTTATTTTACTTTTATGAAGTAAAAGTTTTCCATTATTTATATCAAAACATTCTATTTCATTATTTTCATAATTTCTAAAAAATTTTCTGTTAATTGTTTTTTTATCTAATTTGCATTCTTTTAACCTTGTTTGCAAAGTTTTAATCTTGCGGAAATTCAATTATTAAAATTATTATTATTTTTTAATTCATTTAAAACTAATAATCTCCAAATTTCAATAGTTTTTTTTAAATTTTGATAAAATGGCAATTTTGTTAATATATGAATACAATCTAAAGGAATAATATTTGTTAGCATTTTAGTAGTTATAAAACTATAAACTTTATAATTTACATAATATAATAAAAATACTTCATTATTACTATATTCTTTATATATTAATAATGTAGATTCATTTAAACTATTTATATAAATACATGCTCCTTCCATGAATTTATATAATTTATATAATTTTATTAATTATATAATAAAAATAAAAATTAAATACTGAACATATAAAAAATCTTTAATATATTATGATTTAAAGTTCCCTCAATCTTTCGCCATTTTTCTTCCATTCTATAATTTTACACCTTTGGACATTTAAAACGCTGAAATTATTCATAATTAATAAAATAAACATAATAAGACATTAATAATATTATATAAAAATATATTATTAATATATTTTATCTTTTGTTATTTCTAACCCATTTTCTATTTCGTATCTACGATTTTTTAACCATTTTTCACAAATCTCTTTGTGTTTGCTATTTTTTTGATGTATTATTCCATAAACTATTAATTTTGATTTATAATATCTATTTCCATTTATAATATATGAACTAACACATCCAATATTACAAATTTT